CGGAAAATTTGATAAAGAAGCAGCTAAAAAAGAATTTGCTGAAATTTTAAAAAGCATATCTTTAGATATGAACCAAAACGAATTTCAAAGACAAGTAGGTAAAATGGAAGTATTAGGTGAACTTCTGATAAGAGAAAAATAATGTTAAACGCGAATATTCCAAGTTTTAAAGCTTTAGTTCGCAAATCCTACTTTACCAAAAATCATAAAGACTCAGATGAGTTTTATAATGTATATGTTTTTGGTATTCAGTCTTGCGCTGGAGTTATATTAACATTTCACGTTATGACAGATAATGGAATGGTTCGCTCTAGAGTTCCACTTTCAGAAATATATACTAAAATCCCTACAAATGATATACCATTTAATTTTAAACAATTATGGGATTGTTTTAGTGAAAATGTTTCTGTAATAGAATATAGTTTTTTAGCTTATCATAGAGCACAAGTTGTTTTAAGAGATGGAAGTAAAGTTTGGGGAACATATCTTTTTACAGTAGATTGGTATAACAATCCATACAGTGATGAACCAACAGATTATAAATGTGGTCACATATTTGAATCAGATGAAGGATATTTATTATGTATGCCTAATAATAGAATATTTTGGAAAGATTCAAATTGGATAACAAAATCACTTCCAGAAGATTTAAAACAATTTAAAGTAGATACAGAATTACCATCAGTTGAAAACCAATCTGACAGATGGATAACCGAAGATGGAGATTCATTTTATTATGAAATGAATGAAATAGTATAATTTTTAATATATTTATAACAAAATCATGAATTACATTATAACAGAAGAAACATTATTACTTCAAAAACGAGCAGGTATTATTACTGAATCTCAATATAAAGAAAAACTTAAAGAGGTTGACATTAATTTAGATGATAAAGAACAATCAGTAGTTGATGATGTAAAAGACGAAATGTCTTCTATATTAAAAACTATGGATACTGAATTAGCTAAAGCTACACAATCCACCAATGAAGGTTTATTAACAGTAGCTAGTATTGCTATTGCTTTGCCTGCTATTATGGGATTAGTTGCTAAATTTGGTAAAGCAGCAGGTGCAATGGTTAATAAAGTATTAGGTAAAAAACCAACAGATGAAGATGCTTATAACCAATGGATGAATAAATTATCTCATATTGCAGATGAATTACATCATTTATATATGGCTCCTTTAGAATCAATTGTTAAGAAATTTGTTAAAGATCCTGCTAAAGCTAAACAAGTAGCAAATGGTATATTTCACGTAATTGTAGCTTCATTCCTAATAGCATCAGGAGCAACAGCAGTAAAAGCTTTACAATCTAAAAACTTATCATTAGCAACTTTAGAAGGTGCTTTAAGTGCTATTAAAGGAGGAGAAGTAAAAACATTTATTTCTGATTTATTTAAGTAATTTTTTAAAAAACCCACATATTTATACACGAACTTAAAATAATAAAAACACAAACATGTCACATAAATTAATCTCAGACAAATCGGTAATTTACAACGCTCAGACTTTAGAGTCATCTTATTTGGTAATTACTTGCCCTCAAACCACCTTTATCAACCAAAGCAACAATGGTCCTTTTGGTGGTGGTTCAAACGAACACACTGTAAACATCAATGGTGCTATTTTTGCTAACTATAGCTCATCTACCCAACAACGTGTTGATGGTGTAAACTACACTTTAACTGAACCAGAATGGGATACTTTTTATGCTTCTCAATCATTTGAATCTTCATCTAGCTACGATCAAGTACAAGAAGCTTCCTTGTATTATATTCAAGAAAATATTCCAGTAATGTTTGGATTGTCTAGCTCAAACTGGATCTATTCAGAATAATAAATTCTAATTTATAGACGGATTCATAGCCCGTCGAAAAACTTTAAAAAAATGACAGCTGTGGCGTCCCCAAATTTGGAGACGCCACCTTTTTTTATTATATTAACGTGTTAAACATATGAACAAAAGAATTGTAATTGTAGGATCAGGAGTAGCAGGTGTAAATGCTGCCACCAAATTAGTAGACAATGGTTACGATGGTAAATTAATTACCATTATTGATATGGGTAAAGATCCTTATAATAGAAAACCTGAGGAAGTAATGACAGGTTTCCTAGGTGCTGGAGGTTGGTCTGATGGTAAATTAACTTACCATACAGCAATTGGAGGTCAATTATCTAAATATACAGGTGAGGAAAAGGCAATGGAATTAATGGATCAAGTTATTACTAACTTTAAACGTTTTCATCCTAAACCAGAGGAAGTACAATGTTCAAATCCAATTGAAGAACCTGAATTTATTAAACCATATTTTGGTTTAAGATTGTTTCCTGTTTGGCACGTAGGTACAGATTATTTATCTGAGATTGCTAAAAATTGGTATGATTATTTAGTATCTAAAGGTGTTAATTTTATTTGGGAAACTAAAGTAACTCGAATTGATTTTAATTCTCAAGAAGTATTTACTGATGAAAGACCTTACGGAGATTTTAATAATAAATACGATGAACTTATCTTTGGTGTAGGCAAATCAGGTATTGATTTTGCTCAACAAATACAAGATGATTATAAATTAGAAACTGAACCTAAATCAGTACAAATTGGAGTTAGATTTGAAGCACCACAAGAACACTTCCAGAAACTAATTGATATTAGTTACGATTTTAAATTGTATCGTAAGTTTGATACAGGTGTTTCATTACGTTCATTTTGTACAAATAATAACGCGGCTTATGTTGCTGTAGAAGAAACATATGGTGATGTTACTTACAATGGTCATGCTAAAAAAGATCCTAAATACCTAAATGGAATGACCAATTTTGGTATTATTATGGAAATTAAGGACATTGAAGATCCATTTGCTTGGTCTCGTAAAGTAGTAAATGAACTACAGTTTGCCGGAACTGGTTTATATTATAGTCCTTCTCGTAAAGCATCAACAACATCAGAAGGTGAAAAAGTTAGCTCAATCCAAATTGATAGTTTAGATATTGTAAGACATGGAATGGGTGAGTATTGGAATTACATAGAAGATTTTATTGAGGATATGAAAAAAGTATTTCCAACACTTAAAGATGATTGGGGTGTTTATGTTCCTGAGGTAAAATATCTTTCACCTGAACCATTAGTTTATCCAAGCGATTTGGCTCTTGTAGATTTCCCAAATGTTCACTTTGTAGGTGATGCTTTATCAGCTCGTGGTATTACAGTATCAGGTGCACAAGGTATTTTGGCTGTTGAAAAATTTGTATCAACAGATGAATGGGATAACATTCACGGAGATACGACTTATTGGAATTAATTTGGAAAATCAAATAATTTTTATTATATTACAATTATGAAAACTAAATACGAACCAAGTAGAAAACTAACTAAAGCTGATGGTACTATAGCTTGGGTTTGGGAAAATAAATTACATAACTGGGAAGGTCCAGCATTAATTCCTGAAGGCGATAATCGTAAACGTGAATATCATCTTCATGGCATTCAATATACAGAAGATGGATGGAAAGAAGCAAGACGTAATCGTGAAGGTCTTCCGTGGTATAAAACAGCAATGGGTCAAGCAGGTCAAAATAGAAACTAATATGAAGATAGGTTTATGTGGAACAATGAGTGTAGGTAAAACTACATTAGTAAATGCTTTGATGTCTTTACCTGAATTTGAAGGATATAATTTTGCTACTGAACGTTCTAAGTATTTACGTGATTTAGGTATTCCATTAAATACAGATTCTACATTAAAAGGTCAGTTTGTATTTTTAGCTGAACGTTGTGCTGAATTAATGAATGAAAATCTTATTACAGATAGAACTGTAATTGATGTAATGGCGTTTACTAAAGCAGCTAAATCGATTGATTATTATGATGCTGAGGCATTTTGTGATGCTGCTTACAAGTTAGTAGGTGAATATGATTATGTGTTTTATGTATCACCTGAAGGCGTAGAGATGGAGGATAATGGAGTTAGAGAAACTGATTTAAAATATAGAGAAACTATTGATAATATTATTAAATTAATATTGTATAGGAGTAATCATAAAATTAAACATTTTACTGAACTATCAGGTACAACTGAGGAACGTATTGCAAAAATGACAGAGACAATTTTTGGTTAATATTTATAATCATGAAAAAATCTGAATTAAAAGCAGAAATTAAAGAATACATTGTAGAAATTTTATCTGAAATAGATGAAGCAACTTATGTTGGAGCAGGAGCTGTAGCAGATATGCAAAAGGATCCTAACTATTCTAAAGTAAAAGATAAACCAGCAGCCATTAATACTTTAAAAGCTGGTGAGAGTGTTACTTTAGAGGAAGAAGATGAAGATAGAGAACCTACCAAAGCAGAATTAGAAAAGGAAAAAGTTAAAACCGTTTCTAAGTTTAAAATTCCTAACGACCAGTTTGACGACTTTAAATCTAAACTTAAAACTTTAGTTACTAAAGTAAAAGACATGGAAAAAGGAATTGAAAAGGATAAGAAAATGGCTGCCCTAAAACAATTTATTAAGAAACCAGAATTAGTTAAAGCGTTTAAAGAAAGAGACGTTAAAATTGATACTGGAGATTTGATTGGATAATATGAAACCTATAATCAGTTTTGGATTAGGTGCTTTAATAGCTACTTTAATTGTCCTTTTTGCTTTACCATCTCATAAAAAATTCCAAGCCGAATTAGATAGGTTACATGCTCAAAACGACTCACTATACAGTGCAATAGATTCTACTTCAGCTAAGATTAAGCAGTTAGATTCTATGGCTTGTGTTTTAGGAAATATGGTAAATGAGGATAAGAAAAAATTAGGAAATTTAAATAAAAAAGCAAATGAATTTAAAGAAAAATATAATAAAGAACATAACCGCATCATTGCTATGTCTAATGCTGATGCTGCCCTTGAGTTCTCAAACTCTTTTAAATGATTCAACCTGCTGTGTACCTTGTATTGCTTTAAAAAAGGCATTAGTAGTTAAAACAGAAAGAAATTATTTAAAGGATCAATTAGGAGTTACTCGTGACTCTATTATTATCTTAGATAAGATTGTATTCAATCAAGACAGTATTATTAAAATTAAAGATGCTCAAATTGCTTTATATGTTAAAAACGAAGGTGATTATAAGCAATTAATTGAAAACAAAGATAAAGAGGTTACACTATACAAAAACGAATACAAAACAGCCCTTAAGCGAAGAAATTTAGGTTACATTAGTGGAATCCTTGGCATTATATCGGGCTTATTAATAGCCCTATGAGTCAAGATTTAAAACAAATAATAAGAGAAGAATATCTAAAGTGTGCCCAAGATCCGGCTCACTTTATGAAAAAATATTGTAATATTCAACACCCACAAAGAGGTCGAGTAATATTTAATTTGTATCCTTTCCAGGAAAAAACATTACGTTTATTTAGAGATAATCCATATTCAATTGTATTAAAATCTCGTCAGTTAGGTATTTCAACATTAGCGGCTGGTTATTCTTTATGGTTAATGTTATTCCAAAAGGATAAAAACGTGTTGTGTATTGCTACAAAGCAGGAAACAGCTAAAAACATGGTTACAAAGGTTAAGTTTATGTTTGATAACTTACCTTCATGGCTTAAAATACCAGCAGATGAACATAATAAATTAACATTAAGATTAAATAACGGTTCTCAAATTAAAGCTACTTCAGCATCAAGTGATGCAGGTCGTTCAGAAGCCGTTTCTTTATTGATAGTAGATGAGGCAGCTTTTATTGAACAAATTGGTGAGATTTGGGCTTCAGCTCAACAAACCTTAGCAACGGGTGGTGGTGCAATTGTATTATCAACTCCCTTTGGAACAGGTAACTGGTTCCATAAAACATGGGTTTCAGCAGAAAATCAAGAAAATGACTTTTTACCTATTAAGTTACCTTGGTACGTTCACCCTGAACGAGACGAGGCTTGGAGAAAACGTCAAGATGAATTATTAGGAGATCCTAGATTAGCATCACAGGAATGTGATTGTGATTTTAGTACATCAGGTGATGTAGTATTTTATAACGAGTGGTTAGAATTTATCACTCAAACAACAATAAAAGATCCTCTCGAAAGGAGAGGCGCTGACCAGAACTTTTGGGTATGGGAACCAGCAGACTATACAAGAGATTATATGGTAGTAGCTGACGTAGCTAGAGGTGATGGTAAAGATTTTTCAACTTGTCACGTAATTGATATTGCTACTAACGTAC